AATTCATTTACCACTAGTCCATCACTCACAGACTCTGTTTCATGGGATGGTGAGGTAACAGTATCCTCAACATCTGATACAAATATGTCAGGGTATGAAGCTGCAAAAGTGGAATATGAAAATCACACAGAATATGATCTGACAGTTGCCGGAACCGTATGGTTTCAGGTTGAATCAGAAGTGACATATGGTGTTGATGAACCACTACCAGGTGGTGAATACAAGGCGAATGTTACAGCAGTATGTTTGGCCCAGTAATAAAAACCATAATTGCAATAGCGTTATTTACGGGTAGCGCTATTGCACACGAATTAACACCCACATACCCGGAATTAAGACCGTCATATGTGGATAAAGTGTTAGTCACAACCATGAAAATGTGGAACAGAAGAGATGATGTTGAATACTATGAAATAGGTGTATTTGATGAGGAATGGAATAAGGTACCATTTGCAGCAAATGAACGTATTTTTAAAATAGCTCATCTAGAACGTGAAACATTTGATGTATATTTTAGACAAAAGGATGTTGATAGGATTCATTGGATCTGTACCACATCCAAACAATTGAAACAAGATGTGAAATCGACAGGTATAAAATCTAGAATCTGTTCGAGGATAGCGAGATGACAAATGAAACACATTATAACTTTGTGCCTTACAATGTTGGCAACAACTGCGTGGGCAGAATCCAGCTCATTAAACTTATCACTTCCTGGTGCTCCCGGTAGTTATCAGTCAGACAAGTTTAGAGCCGGTGAATTGGATTGTAGTAATGCAATTGGTTCTGCCACCAATTTAGAATTTGGTGTGACAGGAATTATTGATAAAGGGCGTTACGATACAATGAACAATTACTTTAATGATACCCAAACTGGGGACATTGGAGTATATGCAAGAATTACCATACCACTTGGTGATAGAGCAAGAAATAGAATTGATTGTAACAGACTCTTTGAATTGGAATTAAGAAAGAAAATTTTAGAGGTTCAAAGACTTGAACAGGAGCTTAAACAGTTAAAGGCATTAGAATTTGAGGAATGAATAAATTAATCATTGTTCTACTATTGGCTGGTGGTTTATGGGGCTTATGGCCCTTCTTTGGTGACAGCAAAAAATATTGGCAAAATGTTGGACCAAACTGGGATAGACTATTGAACCCATGTTCTTATGAGGAATGTGGACAATGATTAGATTTATCATTTTATTAGCAATTCTGCCTTTTACAGCAGAGGCTGATAACAATTACATAAAAGACTGTTTAAATGCAAATGGTTATAAATTGGAAAATTTTGATACCTTTCAATGGAATAAAGCAGCTGCATGTGCAAGTGATTATAGAGTACAAAAAAATACTCAGAACCTTGCAGAGCTGAGAGACTTTTTAAAACATAATCCTCGTTATAGGGTACCAGGGCAAAGTATGAATCGTTGCTGGGGTAAAGAAAGGGAAATGCCATTTGAAAGTGTAAATGCTAGTGCAAGTGCAGATGGTAGTTGGTATGTAGGAATTAATTATAAGGATACAATACCAGCAGGTTGTTATGAAAATGCACCCTGGGATAATAGGGATAAAAACTAATGGCTGAATTTGAATTTGCAGGAATGACATTTAGGGGTGGTAAGATGATGATTATCCTTACTGCTCTATCCACTGCTGGTGGTGGTCTATGGGGAGGTTTTGAATTTTATAAGGACTATATGGATATGAAAGAAATTATCCAAAGCATAGACATTGATGAAATACAAGCCGCCAATGAATTACAATTACAAAAATTAAATGATGCAATTGGATACACAGAAGCCATTAGAGAGGATTTGGCTAGTGATGTAGCAAGAGCAGAGAATGCTGTAAGAGTATTGGAAACTCAGGTTAATAGGGCTGAAGAGACTGTAAGAGCTCTACGCAATGATGTATATACAAAACTTGATACCTTTGAGGAAAGATTTAGATTAACATTAAAGGATAATCAGGATACAATGGCTGACCTGCGTGATAAAATTAGTACCAATCTCGAGGAATCAGAGGCACGGATTAAAAACACGCAGGCCAGTATTGGAAACACCCTTGAGGGAATACGAAATGAAATGAATCAACTTCAGAAGGATGTAACACAATCCATAAGAGAAGTTGAACAGGGTGTTCGCCAAACAGATAAGGACATTAGGTCCGATATGAAACAATTAGATAAAGACATATCAGAAAAACTGCAAGAAGCTCTGGATAATCCATTATCAAATTAGAGCTCATTATCATGCACGTAAAGTTGAATTAAAGCATAATGTAATACTTTCATTAAGTCTTTACGTGCATCCATTGACGATCCTTTCTTTCCATAGCGTTGGGCATATTTTAGAACATTGCCAATACAGAAACCAGTGCCGTGGCCACCATCAACAATAAATTCTGTTGCCTGAAATTTATCCTTGGCATAGTGTTGACCATAAGTGCTATCAATATATTGTTTAAATTCTTCAATGAGTGCACCCTCATTAAATTTATAACCAATTTTATTTACTTTATCAGCTTCTTTTAACATACGTAACATTCCTTCATAATATCTTTCCTGTTGGATAACTTGTCCGTCCATCATTTATTTTTCCCATCTATAAAATATATGTCTACCAACCTTGATAGTTCTAGTTTTTGTTTTTGCCCACGCTGGTGTTACATATGTAGCGTGGTAATGTGTTGCCCCGTTAGTAAAATCATTAAAAGAGCCATGGTAAACTCTGAAAGCAATGGCAAGAGCAACGGTATATAAATCGCGATCGTAATCAGGTATAATATCAGGCTTGCCATCACAATACCAACTAAACTGGCAACGGTGCTTAACAGGGATTCTAATGTTTGGATCCCTCCAAGTTGGACGCGTAGGTCCTTCCAACACCACATCACAATACGAATCTGGGAAGCGATTATCAGCAACCCTATTACGTGTAACAAGAGCAACACCTATCATTCCTTTCACTGTTTGATTTCTGGCTTCCCAATAGATATTGTCAGCCATACATTTCTGTTCTTCCAATGCCTGATTTGTTTCTGCACTTACAGTAATAGGCGCAGGAATCATAGTTGCTGCACACAAAATACCTATTGCCATTTTTTTAAACATACTGCACTCCTCAATCATTAATAGTATACTATCATAAAAAAAGGGGCTTGTAAACCCCTTTTTTCATTTTTTTTTATTTTTTTTTATTAAAAGTTGGAAACCATTTCCTGAGTAGTCTCAAGCTCTGGATCTGCCACCAACCCATAATCTGCTAGTGGTCCATCTGGTCCTGCAATCTCATCTGATACAAAAAATTCAATATATTCACGCATACCTGCCACACTATCTAAATGTCCATGCTTTACATAGAATTGTAATGGACGAGAGACTGGATATTCACCAGACGCAATGGATTCTGTAGTTGGATATACACCATTAATCTTTGCAGCATATAGTTTATCTGTATTGTTTATTAGAAAACTTAATCCAAATACACCAATACCTTCAACATTGGCATCCAAACTTGCTAGTGTTTCGGTATAATCTCCATCAATATCTACTGATGCACCATCTGTTCGTACCTTATAACAACCTTTTTTACCTAATGTTTCATATTCACCAGCGGCCTTACAACCTACTTCCATTACTTTCTTTTCAAATACTTCACGTGTACCATGCTTAGTACCAGGAATGAATGCTTTAATAGCTACATCTGGTAGAGAAGGATCTACGTCAGACCATGTTTGTGCAGTTGAATCTTTCTTTAATGCTTGAAAGATTTGTAGGGGTGTTAAATTTTCAAAACCTTTATTTTCATGTTTCATGGAAAATGTAATTCCATCATATCCAAATCTAATTTCTGATATCTTACCAACATCAGTTTCACATTTTTTCCATTGTTCTTCTTTCATTAATGAACTAGAGTTTGCAATATCGATTGTGTCTAGTCCGAGTCCGTCGCATAAACGTTTACGACCTGCTCCTGAACCTCCACCCTCAACAATGGGTGTTGGAAAATCAAAGTTTTCACCAAAAGCTTCCGCAACAATAGATGCGTAAGGTAGTACTGTTGATGAACCTGCAATATGAACTTGGTCACGTGCAGATGATGCTGCGGCAATTAATGTGATGCCAGCCGCAAGAATTAATGATTTCATAGGTAACTCCTTTTTTGTTACAGAGTTATTTAACATAAGGCATATAAAAACAGTGTAACAGAAATATTAATTATTTTCATTTAAAAATTTTTTTTCATATGCCTCTTCAAATCCATCCATACCATATGTCATTCTTTCGTGATTACCCCATAATCTTTTAAAATAACTATCGGCACTGGCTAGGACAGTTTTCTCATCCCCTAAATGGCCTTTTACAAGCCAAAAGAGTCTATGAGCCTCCTTATGATCCATTGTCCATATATTCAGCGGCTAATGGAAATATGTCAGCAATGGCCTTTCCTACCGCGACGGCCAATTTCATATGTTCTTTTTGTGTCCCATTTGCAGAACGTAACTCGATATAATGAATCCAGCTACGAATGGTACCATTAACATAGAGCCTACTGACTGTATTGCCTTCTGGCAAGATTGCTCTTGCTTGTTCCTTGGCAATTCCTCTTTCTCTTGCTTCATCGTAAATCCTTTGTACGTGATCAATAATAAATCTTTGTTGTTGTTCCCACCAAACATCTAATGATGTATCATTATTATCAATACTATTCTGACGATTCTTTTCGTCCTGTAAACGTGCTTCCCTTATAACAAAATTATTACCGCCAATATCATTGACACTAGCATACCGCTGAGAAAACTCTTGAAATGAAAACGATCTGTGTCTGAGGAATTGTCTTGCAATATCTCTTGTTGTTTCGACTTCGATGCAGGCTGAGGCCATTTCAAATGGTGACCAGTGTTTGTGTTTGATGAGATATCCAAGTAACTTTTCCGTTGTCTTGGTGTTAGCCTGGTTCGATGGATTGGAGACACGCGCGCAATATGCGATGAGATCCTGGATATTGTCTAATCCTCCTATTGATAATTCACCAGAATGAATCCGGCGTGTTGGTTGGCTATGAGAGATAAGCCTAGCTTTCATGTGATAATCTTTCCAATATTTTAAATGTATGTTTCCAACAGTCTACGTGATGATTTGATCCATAAATATTTTTTACTGCTAATGGGTAATCGTTACCTCCTTCATCCATTTTATCTCCAAAAAAATGAACATCAAACATTTTTATATCATCCCATATTTGTCCTTTATTTGAACCTCTGGGAAAAATATCCAAACCAGTTTCACCAGCAACAAGTGCCTCGATATCTGGAAACCTAGAGTTAAATTCCTCTGCAATAATTCTTCGTTCGTTTTTATGTTCATCCCATTGTTTATACATGGCACGTTCCTCAAGATTGCAGTTTCTACCTACAATACTAAAATTTACCATACCAGGTCTTTCTTCTAAGTGCCTACCTGTTTTTCTATAAAATTTGCTATTATCTAATTTATCCAGTAACCAGAAAGCAGCGCCGTCAGGAAGTTTCCATTCTGTCTTGTATATCTCTCGGTCCTGCTCAAAGACATGATTACCACTACAATTATAAACACGGCCACATAAATTATAAATGACCTCACCCACTTGTTCAATTGTTTTTTCTCTATCAGAACCTGTAATCATATACACATTATTGTGTGTAGCAAATTGTTCAAAATAGGCAGAGAATTTGGAATCCATTCTACCTCTACTTGGTGTCAAGGTTCCATCAACATCAAATATATAAAGTTTGTGTTTCACGGCATATAACCTAAACACCAATTCTCTGCAGCATCTTCGGCATATCTTAGACTGCGCGGTATTCCATCAGGATTCATTTTTACATCTTCCATGAGTTGGGATTTACTCCAAAACTGTACACTATATATCCCATCATCATCCATATAAACATGTGCTTCTCTATGTTTATTAGCGCCATCTCCCCAATGTTTACTAATTAAATTATCTGGTGACATTATATATTCCAATCCTTAAATTTACTCATTCCTTCGCCTGTTGGTGTTTTATCATATACGGGTGTGTCATCTGTAAGTGTCTGCTCATTTGGATCCACATCAAACAATTTCATTTTACTTCGGTCAACACCAATTACAAATCTTTTGTTTTGTGTTGGATCATTATATCTATTCTTTAATTGTTTTACCATCATTTGACCTAACTGCTGTAACTCTTCAGTCGAGATAAGTGCAAACATAAAATCAGCTGTAGCAGGAAGACCAAAAGATTCAGATGTATCTTCCAAACCAACATCCGAATTGGAATAACCTGAACGAGTTGTTTGAGTAGCAGAAAATATTGGTACGTCAAACTCCACAGCAAGGCCTCGTAATTCCTCAGCAATTGCCTTAATATAATTATACGAATTGATAGCACCACCCATTCCTTTCATTCTGCTTGATGCACAAATATTTAGGTAGTCAATAAAAATGATATCTGGTATAAATTGTCGTTTGAGTTTTAATTCATTTAAAAGAGCCCTGAAGTGTCCCGCGTGGGCAGAACCTGTTGGATATTCCTTAATAATTAATTGGCCGGTTGTTTTTGTTGCAAGTTGTTTTACCTTTTCAGTGAACAATGTTTTAGGCATTGTTTCCAATTGGTCAATAGGAACATTCAAAAGGTTGGCATCAATACGTTCTGCAATTCGTTCCTCGGCCATTTCCATGGTAATATACAATACATTTTTACCATCTAGTAGAGCACTAGAAGCAACATGGCACATGAAAAGAGACTTACCCACACCAGTACCAGCAAGAGCAATGTTAAGTGTTTTATTTGGAACACCTCCTTTAGTGATTGTATTAAAGAATTCCAAATCGAACGGGATTCGCTCTTCTTGTTTGTTGTAGAAGTCCCACCTCTCCTCAACATTTTCAATATAATTGTGACCAACGTTAGTGTCAAACGCAACTCCCAAAGCCTTTGATAATAGATCAGGTAGTGCACCCTTTGTCAATTTCTCGTGTTTACCATCAATAATGGAAATGGATTCCATAATTGCATTATAAATTGCTCTATCCTGGCACCATTTTTCAGTATTGTCCAATAGCCAATCATTATCAATCTCTTCATTAGAAAATAATTGTGGTAGCAAATCAACGGCAACGGTATAGTTCTCACCGGCCATTTTGTCAGATTGATCTAATTCAATTTTAAATGCTTCCATTGTAGGAAGTTTATTATATTTACCAACAAATTTGCCGGCTTCTTTAAATAAAATTCTATAAATGCCCTCAAAATAATCAGGCTTTACGAAAGGTAGAACCTTACGCATATAGTTTTCATCAGTTAATATATTTCTTAAAATTGTTAGTTCAAGATTGGCTTGCAATTATTCATCATCCTTTTGAAAAAAGTAATAGTTATCATCCATACGAGTACCCTGAGTATATTCAATAGGGTTTAATTTACCATCCTCTCTCATCTTGGCTCTAATTTTGGTAGCACTAATATTGTGTATTTCCTCACCTAAATCATGCTCGGTAAATGTATAACCAACACCACGGCCATACGATATATCTACAATGTTTGGTACCACCATTATAACATAATCATGGTGTTCTGTAAACCCATCTTTTGCAAGAGCTTTAGTAATTTGCTGCTTTACATCCTCAACCACAAATGGATTATCATTTTGGCCTGGTACTCGAGAATTGGCTTCACGTTTTTGTGGTACTGTTCTAATCATAATTGCAACCTGACCAGTCATTGCGTGGGCTCTTTTAAATAGCTCTTGATGGCCATCATGCCAAGGTTGCCATCTACCTAGCATTTGTACTGTGGGTTCCATTGGATTAAACATTATATTTCTCCTTCATTAAATTTGCCAAACCAATTATTTCCTCATCAGACATAAAGCTTGCTAATCTAAAATCCATATCTGTAGGTGCCTCAAATATTTTATTTGTGTCATCATATCTACCAGATTGTATTGTATCCATCCAAATGGTAATATCAGCATCAAATTCCCTACGAGTGTCACCTGTAGGACAAACAAAATCACAAATAACTGTCCTTGCCCTTACGGCTTCAAATGTAGCAATTGTGTTCATTCGTTCGCTTTGCCGCCGGCGGCCAGCATCTGTAAAGTCCCAATCGTTTGCCATTTCCCTAACCTTATCGGCATTATACCATGCACAATTTAAATGCACGGATAATCTTTTGG